CACCAAACATGATTACTATGATAAACTTAAATTAAAATATGTTTGGCTGTGCAATAAGATAGAGGAGCCAGTCATAGAAAGATCTAATATTGTGTTTAAAAGAAAGCAGGCCCCATTTGAAAAAACTTAAAATTTTAATTGCTTGTGAGTATTCAGGTATTGTTCGAGACGCTTTTAAAGAAAAGGGTCATGATGTATGGAGTTGTGATATTTTACCAACGGAGAAACAAGGCAATCACTTAAAGGGAGATGTTTTAAATTATTTAAATGATGGTTGGGATATGATGATTGCACACCCACCATGTACTTACATTTCAAATGCAGGTGCTCGTCACTTATATCCAAAAGGAATCTTAAATGAAGCTAGACTAGCTTTAGGTTTAAAAGCAAAAAAGTTTTTTGAAAACTTATATAATGCAAAAATAAAAAAAATTTGTGTGGAAAATCCTGTCCCTTCTAAAATTTTTGAACTACCTAAATATAGTCAGATAGTGCAACCATTTGAATACGGTGAACCATTACAGAAAAAAACTTGTTTATGGTTGAAAAATTTACCTAAACTTAAACCTACAAATGTTGTAGATATACGTCAAAGCACAAAGATAGCAGGTAACTGGTTTAATAAGGGTGGTAAAGAAAGACAAAAAAATAGATCAAAGTTTTTTGTAGGTATTGCAAAGGCAATGGCAGATCAATGGGTTTAAAAAATAAAACAATAAAAATATTTGGACCACCTGGTACTGGTAAGACCACCACTTTGTTAAATAGATTAGATAAGTGGTTTAACAGAGGCATACTTCCTAGAGAAGTCGCTTATCTATCTTTTACGAATAAAGCTGTAAACGAAGCTAGAAACAGAGCTAATAAAAAGTTTCCTGATTGTGGTGACGAAGACTTATCTAATTTTAGAACAATACATAGCTTCTGTCGTAAATTTAGAAAACAAGTGCCAGTGATAGATCCTGAAATAGATATGGTTGAGTTTGCTCAAAATTTAGGAATGGCTAAACCTGCATACGAAAGCTACAATGGAGTACAAGTTTTTAATGACTGGTCCCTGAGGGTGTATGATAAGTCGAGGAATAAACTAATATCTCCTGAACAGCAATTTGTTTCAGAAACAATAAAACGTGCAACTTTACCAAGATTTCAATTAATTTATCAACAGTATGAAATATTTAAACAAGACCATAGAGTAGATTTTACAGATATGATTACACATTTTATTAAACATGAAACTGCACCGCATCTTAAAATATTAATTATTGACGAAGCACAAGATCTTACCCCTTTGCAGTGGCAGATGGTAGATAAGTTAGCTAAAAATTCTGAAAGAATTTATATTGCAGGTGATGATGACCAAGCTATTTTTGAGTGGAATGGTGCAGATGTAAATGATTATATAAAATTTCCTGGGCGTAATTATATTTTAAAACAATCTCACAGAATACCAAAAGTAGTTCATGAGTTTAGTTCTTACATATCTGACATGATTAGACCTAGAGTAACAAAACAATTTTTACCATCAAGTAAAGATGGTTTTATAAAAACACATTCATCTTTTTTAGATATAGCTGACATGATAAATCCGTCTGATGGTGACTGGCTCATACTTGGAAGGACACAAGAAATTGTAAAAGAATTAGAAGACATGGCAAGACAAGCAGGTATATTTTTTCAAAATACAAAAGGTAAAACATCATTCGATGTTAATAAATGGAACGCTATAAAATATTGGAATAAACTAATGAATAATGGTGTTGTAAATAAAGAGGAAGCTGGTATAATATACACTTATGTTAATGAGATCGCTTACGGGTGGAGATCCATTGAAAGCAAAAGATGGATGAATATAGATAGTGGTAACCAAATGAACATTGACTTTCTCAGAACATTTGCAGGTTTAGTGGCAGACCCAGGACCTTGGCAACAAGTATTCAATAAAAACTTTCCAGAAAAAGATAAATTATATTTCGAAAAAATTTTAGAAAAAAATATAGACTTAGATATATCCTCAAGAGTTACGATAGATACGATTCACTCCATTAAAGGTGGAGAAGCAGATCATGTTTGTGTATATGAAAAATCTAATTGGCCAGCCCATTTCGGACACAAAGTGGGTCTTGCAAGAAGCTCAGAGGCGAGAGTGTGGTATGTGGGTGTAACAAGAGCCAGAGAAACTTTACATATATTAAGGTCTTATCATGAGTATTTCTTCCCATTGGCAAGACTGTATAATCAGTTTATAAAGGATAATTATGGTAGTGGCTAAAGGCGATTGGGATTATTCGGGAGAACCTAAACTTAGGATTCTATCATTGGGAGCTGGAGTGCAATCTTCCACAATGGCACTCATGGCTAATGAGGGAGCCTTTGGCCGCAAACCAGATTATGCTATTTTTGCAGATACAGGTTGGGAGCCAAAAAAAGTTTATGATCATTTAAAATGGTTAGAAACACAACTAGACTATCCTGTTGTAATTACAAAAAATCATTTGAAGTCAGGCAGTATCAAACAAGATTTAGAAGATGCAACAAAAGGTAATGGATATATTATGTTACCTTTCTTTGCTAAAAATACAGATACTGGTAAGATTGGTATTGGTCCTAGGCAATGCACTAGAAATTATAAAATAACTCCAATTAACAGGAGAATCAGACAACTTATTGGTTTGAAAGACAGACAAAGATTTCCAAGATCTATATGGGTTGAGGTGATGGTTGGTATATCAACTGACGAAGCCATGAGAATGAAACCTTCAAGAGAGAAATGGATTAAAAATATATGGCCCTTGATTGATCAAAAAATGTCTAGACAAGATTGTTTAGATTGGTACGAGGGTAAAAACTATAGACGCCCTGCAAAAAGTTCTTGTATAGGTTGTCCTTATCATGATAATACTCTTTGGAATGAAATCAAAGTTGAAACGCCTGAAGAGTTTGAAGAGGCTTGTAAACTAGACGATATGATTAGGCATACCGGTAAAGATCCAAAAATTGAAAGATACTTACACCGAAAAGGAATTCCACTTAGATCTGTAGATTTTGAAGCATTACTTAAAAAGAAAAAGAAACCTGAAGATCAATTAGATTTATTTAATAACGAATGCGAAGGTATGTGTGGCGTCTAAAAAGAAAGCCTTAGAATATCAGGAAGGTGGTAAACACTACGTACAACACGCCATTCAACCAGTTGTTTACTGTATGAAAAATAAACTTAATACAGTTGATTCTAATATTATCAAATATGCAACAAGAAGAAAGCCAGGTGAAACTGCTAGACAAAGATACAACAAGATAATTCATTACGCAAAACTAGGAATAGAATTAGATGACCAATCAAATTAATTTTACATTTCAGGACTCAGATTGGACACCACCTACTAGGTTTCCTGATTTAAGAAACGAACCTGAAGTAGCCATAGATTTAGAAACTAAAGATCCTGACATCAAAGTAAAAGGACCTGGATGGCCAACGATGAATGGTAATGTCATTGGTGTTTCTGTAGCTACCAATAATTTTAAAGGTTATTACCCAGTAGCACATGAAGCTGGTGGCAATATGGACATTAGAATGGTTCTAAACTGGGTTCAAGATATATGTAGATCAAAAGCCACAAAACTATTTCATAATGCTGCTTATGATATTGGGTGGTTAAGGGCTCATGGTGTTGTTGTTTATGGAAAGATTGCAGATACTATGATAGCTGCTGCCCTGATTGATGAGAATAGAAGAGCATATAGTCTTAATGCATTGTCTGTTGATTATTTATCTGAATTAAAATCAGAGGCTGGTTTAAAAGAAGCAGCTGAAGATTGGGGTATCGATGCTAAGGGAGAAATGTATAAGTTACCTGCAAAGTTTGTTGGTCCTTACGCAGAACAAGATGCAGTATTGACTTATAAGTTATGGCAAAGGTTTAAAACAGAAATTACTAAACAAGATCTCACTGATGTTTGGGAAATGGAAATGGAGTTGTTACCATTATTAGTGCAGATGAGGGCACATGGTGTTCGTGTAGATCTTGAAGGTGCTGAGAAATTAAAAAAAGAATTTTTAGATAGAGAGAAAGCTGCGCTGTTGAAAATTAAGAAAGCTGCGGGTATGGATATAGATATATGGGCAGCTAGATCTATTGCTAAAGCATTTGATAAGCTGAAGATATCTTATCCTCTCACTGAGAAGGCTAAGGAACCATCTTTTACTCAGAATTGGTTGACTAATTGTGAGGAACCCATAGCTGGTTTGATTCGTGAAGCGAGAGAAGTTAATAAATTTCACTCTACTTTCATCGATTCAATCTTTAAATTTGAACATAATGGGAGGATACATGCGGAAATAAATCAGTTAAAGGGTGATGCAGGGGGAACCGTATCCGGAAGGCTCTCTTATGCTCACCCGAATTTACAGCAAATACCTGCTAGGAACAAGGACCTTGGACCCAGGATCCGATCCCTATTTTTACCTGATAAAATGTGTAAATGGGGGTCTTTTGACTATTCTCAACAAGAACCTAGGTTAGTAGTACACTATGCAGCAAGTATAGGGTTTAACGGCTCTGAGGAGCTCGTAGAGGCCTATCAAAACGAAAATGCGGACTTCCACCAGACTGTTGCTGATATGGCAGGAATTCCTAAA